GCTTGAATTTCGAGTCCACCAGCTACAAAGAGATTAGTAATTTCCTCACGCGACATATTCTCTATGTCATTCTTTAAAACTTCAACATGTTTGATTAAGAAATCAGTAGTTGGCCATTGATCTGTATCAGGGAAATTGTAATTGTTGGATGGAGAAAGAACTTCTAAAATATTTCCATAATGACATACTTCAGTTGGGATCTTAATATTTTGAGTAGAAATGAATTGCCAAGCTTCCTCTAAATCAACAGGAATCTGTCGACTCAAATTTAATTCAGCTATGTGCAGATTATATAAACGCCAAAATAGTGAAATTGTTTCATTAAAACCTTTATATTGTAAATTAAACATTCTAAGAATTGAAAGTTGAGCTGCAGAAAGATACAATTGTTCTTTTGTCATCGATTGTTTTCGTAGTGAAGAGACAACAGGGGGATACAGGCTAGTCGGAACCAAGGAGCCATAATACCATCTCCTTTCAAAATTGACTCTCATCAAATTTTTGGGAGCGAATGTTACTTTTCCAATTTTACCAACACGACCTTCAGTAGTCTCAGTTGTCAATCTGATATCAGAATGGAGTTCAACAATCAAACGGAGCATTGGATCAAAATTTCTGTGATTGCTATAAGAAAACTTTTTATTTGACTCATTCAAGAAAGATTTAGTTTTGATAGGCAAAAATCCAGTTGTATTAATATTTGAAATAGTTTGTCGAGTAATCTGATTAGTAAATTCATCATAGGAACGACGGGAGCCAAAAGTTATGATTAAATCGTTTTCAGTTAATTTTATGTCAGAAGGAACAAATTCATAACGCTTTCTATTAAATTCAAATATGATAGAATCATCTGAACTCGTAATTATAACTACATCGACACGAGGGATAGTGTGAGTGAAAATGTTTCCGTTATCTGAATGCATTTCTACATTCCGAGAGCGCTTTTGAGCTAAAGAATATCCGTTTTCAGTCATCAAAATAGAGACCCAGGAAGGTAGTTGTAAAACATCAGGAACTTTGAGATATTCTTCAAACCACATTTTTGAAAGCTTTTCATGAACTGCAACTTTCGAGTCAGCATGAGTAACTAAAGGATCTACAGGGAAATTATTGGTATACAAACTAGAAGCAAATTTTGGTGCGTGATCGGGAGTGCCGGGAATTCTACGTGGATGAGAAAATATGAAACGAACAGAATTTTTCATCGAAAGTTCATTAAGTAATGATCTGAAATTTCTTGAAGCGAAATAAACATTAGAGCGGTCAATGTTACCATTTAAAGAATGAACACGTTGATTTTGTGTAGCAGCTAAAATAGCACCATAACTTGAATCTTGAGTAATTTCATTATCAATTTCAGATATAGCTGGATTAGGATCATAAGGATCATAACCAGGTAGCGAGGAACGGTG